GTAAGACTTGAAGTTCTTAGGATCAACAATCTCTTGTAGAGAGTGCTGCGCAGTCCATACTGATTCTAGCTTATCATCATCATCAAAAAGAGGTTCTGGAGCATCGAACTCAGACTTATCGTAGTTAGGATAGCCTTCGAACTGTCGAATCTTGAGACGGAAGTTAGCACCTTCCCAAAGATCAAACGGATTTACTGGATCCTCGTCTTCAAAAGTTGGATTCATAAGATCATTCAACTTATCAAAGATTTTCTTACCGAAGGCATATAGGAATACTTTACCCTCGTTTTCTGGGTTTGCAGGATCTTTAAGTACGTAAATGTTTGAAACATACTTAAGTCTGCGCTTTTGCTTACGTGCCTGTTCTTTATCAGACTCTACGCCAGAGTTCCAAAGCTTCGAGTTGAACTCAGAAACTGGATCGTCTTGGCCAAGAGTTGTAAGCGAGTTTTCAATGTACCAAAGGCCGGTCGGTCCTTGGAAACCATGATCCCACACTCGAACGAAAGGCATTTCCTCACCCTGTGGAGCAGGAAGGAAACGAATGACTGCGAAGCCGTTACCCGCTTTATCACGAGTTGGTTTCCAGAATTTACCTTCGTTTGGATCGGAATAGGATTTGGTTGAGATTTTCTCGAGTTGAGCGTTGAGCTTTTCGAGAGACTTGTTGCGGTTCTTCTTAAGAGAAGCGAAGTCTGTTTGTGCCATAATAGTTTTCTCCTTTATATAGCGTTGTATAGCATTTTATTTAGTTTAGCGAAATATACGTCGAACGAATTCGACGATATATTTATCTTAGAAAAAGTGCCCACGGATAGTATCCTTGAACTTTTTTTCATTATACACCAAGAAGGGCTTATACTTCTTAGCAAGTCTTATTATATCACGTGACACGATTTTGTCAACTATTTTTTCACTCCAATATGAAAATATTTTTGCGGTATGAGCGAGAATCGTAAAGGTCTCGAGTGAGATCTTCTTCTGGCTATACAGCGTCATGATGTAGGGATGTTGACCGTCCCGTGATACAAAGTTGAGTTGATAATCATTATAGAGATGATACAACTCGGATTTGAAAACATAACTCAACGAGTCTTGCTTTCGCTTCCATTCGGTATACCTGGCTTCGGCTTCCTCATCGAGGATTTCACGAACCCAGATTTCTGGTTTCACGATCATATTTGCGAGGATTAGATTTTCATAATCATCGCGTTTCGCTAGCTTAGCGAAAAAATACGCATCGTTACGACCATTGAAAGTATCAAATGAAGCTCTGATTTTTCCGTTATACTTGAAGTAGTCGTAAGAATCAGAAGTAAAATGTTTCTTTAGTGCGAGATATTTTACGTAAGCTTCAAATGATCGATCATTCACATAAGTCTGTGAGATCTGTCTCATCTTTTCTTACCATCTTAAGTTTGATTGCTTCAGATTTTACCTTTTCACGTAAGATCGAGGACTTCTTGACGATCTGAGCAACCGTTTCAATTTCAATATTATTCTTTTCAGCAAAGTGAACTAGAGCGTCGATGTAGGGTACACCTTTTGCAATATGCCTAGAGATTTCATGATGGATTTTGTCTGGTGTCATAGCTACAACTGACATTTCTGTTTCTTCTCCTGGTTTATTCATAAGAGACTATTATACTCCAAATTGAGGGAAATGTCAACTGTTTTTTTAGCTGAATATGAATTCGGTCCGATAGTTTACACCATCAGACCGAATATTATAACCTATTTACTTCGTATTGTCAACTATTTATACAAACTTTTTATCTATTTCGCAGAGAGGATTAGAGCCATGGTCGATAACCATAGTTGGGAGCTGAGGGCATGCTGATGGATCGATATGATGTTGAACCATAGGAATGTAGTGAGGATACTTCAACAACTCAGCATACGCGGTTGGGTTGGTAAGAGGGTAAACAAGGCCGAAAACAGATCCAATGAGGATTATACCGAAGACGAAGTATGTGCAAGCTTTTTCGATTTTTTCAGACATTTTGTCTAGATCTCAACCTCCGTACCGTTTACAGTTTTAATGTTGTATCCAGCTTCTTTCCACTCTTCGAGAGTGCGGCACTTAGTCTTGTTGAAACGCATTGCACCAGGACCTTCGAGTTCTACACGAGCGCAGTACTCGCCATTCTCTTGGAGTTTTGCTCTAAATTCTACATCAGCAAAAGCAGGGGTGGCAAGAATTACACAAATCGCGGCAATAAGTTTTTTCATTTGAAAAACTCCTTCAAAATTTTATGGGGGAATGTAAGTGTGTCAAAAGGTAACACTTAAACCCTTTCGACGGTTCTATATATACATGCGCCGTTGAAAAAGTTAAACAAAATATGATTTTTTTCGGTAAACTATTATATTCCGTCTAAGAATAGTTAAACAAAACTTAAACAATCTCTTCAAAGAGTACGTTATCGACGTATTGATTCTTGCGTTCTTCCGATATTCCCATTGCGCGAATAGAACTATGAAGCATCTTATTCATCTTCTGATTACGGCAGTATTTGTTTTGTGCTTCTCGCGTATCGAGCGAGAATGTTTTTTGATACATTGGGTTGTTCATCTCTAAACAATAGAAAGATGCGAGATCAAAAGCCATTTGACATAGTTGATCTGTTTCTTCACCTTCACGAATACTACCAGCACCAACTATATCTTTTGAGAAAATCTCTTGAGCCCAGTCAGGCATTTCGCGCGCTCGCGTCCAGGTGAGGTCTCGAATCTCGTTTTGGAACTTGTACATGTAAGGATGATGTGGAGTGTCTGTGGTAGGTGAGTAGTCACAGAAGCATCCACTAATCTTATTAGGATTCGCTACGATATCTAAGCCAAAGATGGGAAGATCAACATTGAACCTTGGAAAAATATTGATGTGCATTAACCACATCTTGTTCTTGCCTACAGGTTCAATTGTTTTAAGGTGTGCTTTTCTTATCGTATCTGATTGCCAAAACCAATCTGACCAACCTTCTAAATCCGCTGTATGCTTTGGATTGTCATACGGTGTCATACTACGACTAAAAAGATTTCTTAACTCTACAGATAAATCTCTTAGTTTATCAAATAGTTCAGATTCAATCAATCCATTCATTGTCGAAATCTTCGTCATATACTTGCATCTGTGCTAGTAAGGATTCGGCGCTTTCGTAATCCTCTGAGTTGTTATGGAATCTTTCGATAAGTTCATGAAATAATCTTTCGGCGTACTCAAAACATATCTTAGCTTCATCTGCCATTCCATCATGAAGTAACTCACGTACACCATCAATGAGTGCTTTACGATTTTCAAACTCGTACATTGTACCTGCGCCGGGTACGTGTTTCTTAATCATTTGTCCACCGTGAGCATCGCCAAAGTGACGAACATACAGATGAGCCATTAATGCATCGTTGTTTTCGTCTTCAATTAGCGTGTGGATATGATGATTGTACTCGACTGTTGATTGTAGGTTGTCTTCGATTTCAGGAAGATTGTATAGTGCTTCGAGTTCTTGAAGATCTTCTTCGATTTGTGTTGATCTAAAGATTGGTTCTAATTCGATCGGAACATTAACTGCCGATTCGAGAACCATATAGTTTTGTAGTTGAGCGTACAGATATTCTTGATAGAGTTTTGGAGGGATACTTCCACTCATTAAAAGATCAGCGAACTCTGTTCTTTCTGCATTATCATGATGTTGTCTTGTTAGCTCTTTTAGGTTATTTGCCATTCACTCACTCCTTCATAGTGATATACTGTTGTTTATACAATCATATTTATAAATAACATCATGAATTCAACGTTTTTATTTTAAGGGATCATGATGAACGCGCCTGTACCTTTTTCTGCAGTCCAAACACAATGCCACATGATGGCCAACTTCGCTAATTACGCTTATAAAGACGGAAAAGAAGCAAAACCTCTTTTCGAATCTCGTGGATTTCCTGAGCACAAATTCTTAGATCATAAAGGTTCTCAAGCTCATGTAGTATGGAATGACGAGAGTATTGTCGTCGCATTCAGAGGAACTCAACCAACAGAAGTAGCTGATGTCAAAGCCGATCTAAACGTTTGGCCAGATAAAGCAGAATCAGGCGGGTGGGTACATAACGGCTTTCAGAACGCTCTAGATAAGATCTGG